AAAGATTTGAGTTGTTTGTCGTCAACTTTAGTGACTTTCTTCTCAACCGTTTCTTCAAACAGGTCCAACAAAGCATCATCGGGTTTAGTGGACGACATTTGAAACCTCCTCTGCTTCTAGCTGCGTTATCTCTTCTTCGTGTCTAAAAGCCTCTTCAACAATGCCCATAACGTATTCTTTTGCCTGTTCTTTGTCTTTGCATGAATCATACGCAAGGCTTGCAAAAAGATGGGTTCCAACAAACACCACATGCGGTGGTTCTAAGTCGTCCGCCGCATCAAAGACTGCTCCTAATATGTCTTCGTTAAGCTTGTCGTGTGCGCTTTTGCCTTTATGGTCTTTTTTATTTTTACTCATGTCTACCTCCTAGTTTGTGTAAACAATGTTTAAAGGAACCACTTCGCATATATGAGGTGTGTCCTCATAAGTAGTATCAATAAATCCTTGGGCCTGTTCGAGTGATTCAAACATTCCAAAAGAAGTTGTTAGTGGTAAGTGTGAGTTGGGGTCGCCTACGGTGACGTGGACGATATAAAGTGAGGGTTGTTCACTGTTCATTGGTATTTCTCCATATAATTTTCTTTGTGCAACGCCTTATCTTTTTCAGGTTGCAAGTGGAGTATAGACTATATATACTTTTATTGTCAACAATAAAAAACAATAAGAAGAATTGTTATATAATAGAAAGGATAATATAAGATGTTAAACTACGAATATCAAACGGTGCCATACAAGCACCAAGAGAAGACACTGGCCCGTTGTGCACACAGAAAAGAGTTCGCTCTGTTCTTAGAAATGGGACTCGGTAAGTCAAAAGTTCTCTTAGACAACGCCGCGATACTTTACGAAGCCGGTAAAATTAACGCACTGCTCATTATAACACCCAAAGGCAACCTCAGAAACTGGGACAAGAATGAAATACCCAAACATTTACCCGACCGCATCAACCGAAAAGTGGTGGTGTGGCAACCCAACCATACAAAAGCCTGGAAACAAGAGTATTGTTCTCTTGTATTAGAAGAACACTCGGACCGATTAGAGATTCTGACCATGAATGTTGAAGCATTTTCCACGGACAAAGGACTTAAATTTGCGCGAAGTTTTGTTTTAGGACACGATACCATGATTGCCGTTGATGAGAGCACATTGATTAAAAATCCACAGGCAAAGCGCACAAAAAACCTACTGGCCTTGTCTCGTGATGCAGAATACAAACGAATTTTGACGGGTTTTCCTGTGACCAAAACACCCTTGGACCTTTTTGCGCAATGCGCCTTTCTCAATCCGCTCTTGCTTGGGTTCAAAAGTTATTACGCATTTAAAGCACGGTTTGCGATTACTAAAATGAGGCGCATGGGACACAACAGCTTTCAAGAAGTGGTGGGTTATCATCGACTGGACGAGTTGCAAGGTATGTTGAAAGAGTTTTCAGCACGGTGGACCAAGGACAAGTGCCTTGATTTACCGGAAAAAGTTTATATGCAACGCTCGGTTGAGTTGAGCGATGAGCAAAAGAAAGCCTATCAGCAGATGAAACAAGAAGCGTTGATGATAATTGAGGACGAAGTGTATACCACACAGACTGTTTTAACACAGTTGATGCGGTTGCAGCAAATTGTTGCGGGTAGTTTGCGCACACCGGACGGAGAACTACAGCTTCTTCCCAACAATCGCATTAAAGAAACCTTGTCTGTGCTCGATGAAATCAGTGGTAAAGCTATAATTTTCGCCGTATTTCAAACAGATATAGAGCAGTTGACTAAAAAGATTGCAGAAACTTTTGGCGATGACAGTGTTGCTTCTTATTATGGTAAAACACCACAAAAGGATCGTGAAAATATTATAGATCGTTTTCAAGATGACAAAGATCCGTTGCGCTTCTTTGTCTCGAACCCACATACCGGGGGCCGTGGACTGACTCTCACTGCTGCAAGTTATATGATCTTTTATTCCAACAGCTATGACCTGGAGTTGCGCATACAAGCAGAGGACCGAATACACCGGATTGGACAGGAAAAAAGTTGCACTTATGTAGATATGGTGTGTGAAAATACAGTAGATGAGAAAATTTTAGAGTCATTAAAAAAGAAAGTGAGTATATCCAACGAAGTTCTAGGTGAGGTGCGAAAATGGTTTCAAAACTAAGGCGCAGATTGCCTCGTCCTGATGCAAAGAAAGACACCCAAATAAATATTCGTATTACGGCCATAGAAAAAAGAAATTTAGAGATTATGAGCCGGAACGACCTTCGGGGGACCAGTGACTTTGTGCGACGTTTGTTAAACAGGGAATGGAAACGGATTAGAAAGAAAGAAGGTCAAGCCAACATTGATGCGATGATCGATAACTGGAATGATGGAGATTTTGATTGACTTTTTGTTGTTTTTTGGGTTATTGTATGGGACATGATACTAAGAGACTCACAAACAATATGTTTATCGCTCTCTGCGGAGAACTTTAGCAAGTTGAGGACGGCTTCTTTGGCCCGTGACATTACGATTGAGGAACAGTTGCTTCGTTATATAGCAAAGGACTATTCCAAGAACGGCGACAACATGGAAGCGCACCTTGATGCAAAGGGCGAATATATAATGGGCTTATCAGAAGCGCGTAATTCATAACGGGTTGGCTTAACTCGTCGAGTTTTTTGCGTTCGCGCTTCTGTCTATGGTAATTATGTGCGCAAAAAACAATAGGCTACCAATGGGAATTGAACGTTCTCGCCCCCTGCGCGTTATTTTAACGTTGCCATTGGTTCTATCCTAAAACGACGTTAAAAAAGGGGGCACCTTTCCTTGACATTATAAGACTAATCCTTATACTTCTTATATATAAGGACACTTTCCTGTTTTTTGTATTTTGATATAGACAAACTAAACAATAACTTAGTTCTCAATGTTTACAGGAAGGTGTTCTATAAGGGAGAAACCATGAACATATTTTATTTAGAAGAGGCAGAAGAATGAAAATTGTCGTAGGTCTTTTAATTATTCTCCTGGGTTTTGTTTTTCTTGATCTATCAACTTTGGCTTTAAAGAAAGATCTTTATTTGCTTACGCTCTTAGGAACTTTCAATAATCTTTTTTCTTTGAGTGTTGGGTTGGCTCTTTTTCAAGCAGCTATCAGTCTTGCTTTGATTGTTTCAGGGGTTAAAATAATAAAGTGCTCTTAAGAGACATACACAAGCTGATGAAGTCGGGCAGACTTCAAAAAGTTATCAACAAAACTTTTAAAGAAAGGAGAGAAAGTGTCGAAGATAAGAAGTATCGCCGGACGAGGACCAAAAAAACTGGCTGACTGGGCCGAGTTTTTGGAGAACACAGGTGAAGCCATGTTGGTTGCAGACGGATTTGAAGAAGCGTTTATGGGTGTTTCAAATGAATGGGGTCCACCACGGGCCGTTTACAGTTACGATCATTGCGTTCAGGTGCTTACACGAGACATGAGCCTTGAAGATGCAGTTGAACACATGGAATTTAATGTAGTGGGTGCTTATGTTGGAGAACAAACACCTATTTTTGTAAGAGAATATGTATAAAAGCCGGAGGATATAATGGCAAAAAAGAAAGAACAACGAAAGGTTATTCCTTTTCCTACTAAAAAGAAAAAACACGCTTTTTGTGAGGCGTGTAAAAAAGAACTTGTTAATGAAACTGTTTGGTGGGCAAAGGACGGGAAACAATATTGTGATCACTGTTATGACAATGTTTTTTATCCTGAATACTACGGCTTTACTAGAGCGGAATTTGAAAAAGATGTCACTAGAACGGAATTGGAGGCTGAAAAAGATAAAAAGAACGCTGTTTTGATGTGGTCGCATCAAAAACCACCGCCCGAGCTGCTGAACTAAGTATGAAAAGAACAAACAACACACGATTAAATCCAACGAGGCCCTATGTTGAAGGGGTGGACAAAAAGAGAAAAGACCCTAAGTTTAGGGTTTGGTTTGAAGAAAACAAAGGAGAGTTTGCGCCTTGGTTCGTTAAAGGTGTTAAAGAAGGCAGCAACCTTTGTTTGGCCCAAGCTGTTTGGGAGTGGGAAAAAGCAACCGGAAAAACCTATGACGACTGACAAGGAGGACATGGTCAACCATCCGCCTCACTATAATCAAGGTGGAATGGAGGTGATTGATGTCATTGAAGCGGGAATCGGGGACCAGGGATTCCTTGGATACTTGCTCGGGAACATCTTGAAGTATCTTCTGAGGTTCAAGCATAAAGGAAAGCCGGTCGAGGATCTAAAGAAGGCCCGGTGGTATTTGGACCGATTGATACTTGTGGTTTCAAAAGATAAAATAAACAACTGAGCCGAGAAGAAAATGTTTTGCGTGTTTAGGAACGGCTCGTGTTGAGCCGGGGGAAATAACTCCCCCGGTTTAATTTCAGACAAAGAAAAACCCACACCAAATGAATGATGTGGGTTTCTTTTATTTGGCAAAATACCTGGTGATTTCCTCTCCAAGCCATTTGCCTAGTGGAACCGATACCCCGTTGCCGATAAGTTTATATGCTTCATTGCTTGAGCAATTAAACACATAATCATCGGGCACTCCTTGAAGCCTTGCATACTCTCTTACTGAGTAAGGCCTGACTCCAAGTTTATGTCTTCTATCGACCACAACTCTGGTGCTTCTATCTTTTGAATAGTGAGCAACGCAACAAGGGGCAATATCGTTTTTATCAGGATCACTTATGATCGGTAAATCTCGATACGCACCTTTCATTCGTTGGGTCAATGCTTTTGGAGAATCAACCTGGGGTTCTTCTTGCAAAACCTCTTTTAAGTTTTTTGCTTTAGTTGGTTCTGGTTCACGCCAAGAGAAGTTTTTCTTAGAACCGATAATAATCAGTCTGTTTCTTCTTTGTGGCAACCAAACCTCAGATTTAATCGGACAAAAAGTTGTTGTGTAGTAATCTGGCAATTTTGTCATCGCTTCCATAACTACTTTAAACTTTTTCATTCCAGGGACATTCTCGATTATGAATATTTCCGGTCTCGCTAGGGCCATGTGCCTAAAAGCGTGTAGGAAAAGTTCATCGCCAGTCCTGGTTCCGTGTATATCAGCGATTGCTGAATACTTGGTGCATGGATAAGTGTAGGCATGGACATCGGCCCTAAGATCATCTTCGACAAGTTTTTGAGTTAAGTCAACCTGGTCAACTTGTTGTCCGTTATCGCGCTGCACCTGGCAACCGATAGGGTCAATCTCATAACTTGCTTGGATTTCTATTCCGGCCTGGATTAGTCCAATGTCTAATAACCCGGCACCTGAAAAGTATGAATTTAAATTAATGTTCATGTTTTTTCTCTCCTAAATAATTAAGATTAGTGTTTTTTCTAGTTGTTAAAGATCGCTACTGTCACTGTTCTTGCTACCCTTATATTATACCACCTGTCCCACAGCCCTTTGTCCACGGGCCTTTCGGGAGGGGTCCGTTTTTGGAGTTAGGGTAAAAAGAGGGGAAAGGACCGGGGACCAGGGCCAAAAAGGGCTTCTTTTTTAGAATGAGTCTAAAAAGTCTTGTTGTTTTATGTGGGGTGTTTTGTTGTTGCGACACAACAAATGTGCAAAAACCTCATTTCTGCAAAAGTAGAACTGAGGTAGGAATTATGCTCTGAACATTCCCTATATACAGTGTTTTTAACTAAATCTCATTTCTAAGTTCTATTTTTACAATTTTTTGGTTTTGACTATCAGGACCAAACATTGAAAACACGACTGAGAAACTGAGATTAGCCTCAAAGCCTTTACCTATAGGGGTTTCGGTCTCATTTCTACCAACTGAGGTTGAACTGAGAAAATGAGATTACTTTTTCTTACGTTTTTGTGCTATATTTTGCAAAACGAGGGTTTTTATGAGCAAAAAGAAACAAAAAGGACCTCCTGGGTCCAATAACCCAAGCGGAAAGAACGTTCCGCACCTTACAGACAAGCAAAAACGCTTTGCAAGGGAACTTGTTTACAATGATGGCAGTAAAACCAAAACTCAATGCGCCATTGATGCCGGGTATTCTAAAACAAGGGCCGGAGTTTCTGCTGCCGAACTTACCAACCCTAGAAAATACCCTCTTGTTGTTCGCCACATTCAAGAACTGCAAGGGGAACTTCAACAAAAATTTGATGTCACTTTTGATAGACACATAAGAAAACTGGCTGAGATCCGTGACCAAGCATTAGAAAAAGGCAACTTGACTGCTGCCGTTTCAGCCGAAGTGCAAAGAGGACGTGCTGCCGGATTATATGTAGATAGAAAAGAAATACGAACAGGATCGCTTGAGTCCTTAAGCGAAATAGAGTTGAAACAAAGAATTGATGGTTTTTTAAAAGATTATGCGCCTTTGCTTGAAGCAGAAGAAGGCGAATACGAGGAAGTTTGATGGTTCTTTACACCGAAAAACAATTAGAAAGGTGTTATAGGGTTTATTGTAAAGAACAAAGTAAAAAAGATATGCCCTTTATGTCTCTTGCTGACTTTAGGGCTATGTTTGAAAAAATGATGTCGACTATTTACCCTGTCTAACTACGGAAGTTCCCAGGTCCATGTTTCGTTGTCAAGTTTTCTCCACCCCCTGTTGACTAACTCGATGGTTATTTCGCCTGTAATCATACAATCAACCAAAGGCTCTTTTTTAAGCTCATCATGTATTCTTAAAAGCTCTACATCAGAACACTTTGTATAATCTTTGCCTTTTTTCACTGGTTTTGGCTGTTTTTCCTCAATAAACCTATCAAGCAACCATTTGTGGTGTGTCCTGTAATAAGAAAACACATTGTTAAACTCTTTCTGTCCGTGTTCCCTTCTTTCTCTGCAATTACTATCAAACATACCTTGAACATAACTCTTAAAAACAGGGCTTTTTCTTATATGTTTATTTTTCTGTGTTTCTTCGTATTCTTTTTGCCGCCAAACTTTTGTCATGCGTCCTCCTTTTGCTTTTTGTAGATCGCTTTCGCTCTCTGTATTAATAAATTACTAACTTGTGGACTTGCCGACTCGTTAGGATTCCAAAATTTTGTTTGGCCTGTCTCTTCATCTACTTCAAATCGTATGTTGCCACGACCAAAACCAAGATAAACCACTCCCCCGTTGTCCGAGGTAAAATTAACCTTTGCGCCATTACTCATTGTCAGATACCTCCTCTACATCTTCTTCGCACAACCCCTCAAGAAAATAACCGAGGTGTTTATCCGCTTTATAAGTTAAATAAAACTCTTTTACTGTTCCGTCTTCGTTTAAAACTTCGTTCCCGTCTTCATCAAATTTGTAGAAACTAATTGCTTTTAGTCCAACGTATAATTCTTTTGGTTCACTCATCGCTTTCCTCCTCTACCAATAATTTCGCATGATAATCTTGGTCTGGTTTATGAACGGTTATCATTAGTTTTCCATCATTAAAGTCAGGATCCTGTTCTACTCTTATTTGTTTTCCTTTGAAATCTATCCACAGCACGTTCTCAGAAGTTGTTTCAACTATTGGTTCACTCATCAGACACCTCCTCTGTGTTTACCCACTCTGTTTTAATTATTTTTTTATGCTCAAAAGAATATTCCGCCTCTGTTATGTTTTCCTCAGTTGCTTCTTTTTTAACAACTAGCTTTATTGTTGCATACATTATTTTTGTATCATTACTCATCAGACATTCCCTCTTATAAAAGCTACAGTTTTATAGTAAGCGGTCGTAAATATTGCCCTTAAAGTATGGCTATTCTCGTCATAACAAGAATGACAAAGCACATCGTAAGGGTGGCAATTTACATTTTCTTCCCAATCATCTCCTTTACAACACACCTCTCCTTCCCAACTTTGTATGATGCCGCACTTATCGCAAGAAGTTAAACCTGTGTTTCCTTCATCAAGCCATTCTTTTTGTTCTTTGGTTAGTTTGTGATAATAGTTGTCGTATATGTCATTAAAACAAACCTCTTTTTCATAAAATAAATGCTCGTTGTATTTACTCATCATCTTCACCTTCTTGCCTAAGTTTAAAAGCAACTGTTTCTGCTTTATCTGTATTTATAAATTTAGAAAGGCTTGTATCTCCCGCTACCCTAACCCATATTTCATGCCTA